GGCAGAGGTTCAAATATTGACAAGTGGAGAAGTGTTTAATGATACAATATATACTGGAGGAAATGAATGATAACTAATACAGGTAAAAATATTTTAGCCAAGTATCTTGTTGGGCAAACACCATCTTACGCATCCCATATTGCTGTTGGCTGCGGTCCAACCCCTATCGTATCAGATGGAGCACTGGGAGACTATTCAAGTAAAAAGTCTCTCGACTTTGAGATGTTTCGTGTCCCAATCATATCTCGTGGGTTTGTTGATGAGGGCGGAGTTTCAAAAATAGTTCTTACAGCAGAACTGCCAAGTCAGGAAAGATATGAGATTACAGAGGTTGGATTATTCTCTGCAGCCTCAAACCCTGCCGCTGGAGCCTTTGATAGTAAAAATATATTTTCATTTTCTGATTCAGAGTCCTGGAAGTATTCTTCGCAGGGCATAGAAATACCATCAATCTATGAGCCACTAGATGATAGAGTAGTCAAAATAACTAATGCAACTGCATCTGGAACAACATTAACATATACAACAGATATCAGTCACGGTCTTTCGGTTGGAGATACAGTTTCCGTATCCGCAGTTGTTCCATCAGTATTTAACTTGTCAGCAAAAAACATTGCTACGGTTCCAACTCCAACAACCTTTACACTTGTTGCTCCTTCTGCTGTTACAGGAACATTTGTTTCTGCTGGATACTTAATAAATGATGTTGAAACAAATATTATAAGTCAGGCATATCCAGTATTTCAAACAAATGCTGACAATAAAATTTTCACAAATGCAGACAGAGTTGCAAGATACGAAAGGTGTAGATTTTTAAATAACATATTTGCAATATCTGGAAATAACTCAAACATATCTATCGGCTCTGGTGGATTGCTAAGCGTTGCAGATGGATCAAACTTTATTCAGTTGACAGATACAACAGTAAACCTTAGCAAGAATGCCCCAACAGACGAACTAAGACTTGCATTCTCTGTAGTAAACAGAGTTGGTAGCGCAGTAACACTACCCTCTTCTGTTAGAATTATCGTTGAGTTTTCTTCCACAGGCACGTTCAAGACTGGTAAGTGGGCAACATTTGAAGCAGTTATTGATAGCACAAACAATGATTTTGCAGAAAATAGATACTTTGTTGTATCAAAACAACTTCAAGAATTAAAAAAGAGTGCAGACTTTTCTTGGGCTGAAATAAATCAAGCAAGAATATATGCTTGTGTATTTAAGGATGACTCTACTACTCCAACATCAGACTTCTATGTTTGTTTAGATGGACTTAGACTTGAAAATGTAACATCTACAAACTCTGTGTATGGATTAACTGGTTACTCAGTTATCAGAACTCCTCAAGCAAAAACAATAATTAAGTCAGCAAATACAACAAACTATATAGAGTTTAGATTCTCATTGGATGTGGTATAGTGGCAGACGCAGGAATAAAGAATGTTATTATAAAGAAAAACCTTTTAGGAAAAGTAACATCTGAGAATGGAAGAGTTGCTAGATTTAGAATTATTGCAGAAGATAAAAACAGAAAATCCTCATGGTCTCAAATATTTGTAGTTGACTCTCAGCCAACACTAGTTTTACCTGGAGATCTTAATGTTGTAGGAAATACAATACTTGTTAACTGGTCTACGGGAGATGTATCTATTCAAATAACTTATGATGTTTTTGCATCTTTTGATGGTGGAGATTTTAAGTTTATTGGAGTATCAGGTAGTAGTAGTTATTCATTTTTAAAAACTGGAACCTCTTCAGTAAGGGTAGTAGTTCAGATATCTTCAATAAATCCAAAGATAAGTTCTGGTATTGAGGTTTATGATTCTGGGGTTAGGTCTCTGGTATAATTAGATTATGGCTATTTTACCTGTGCCCGAAAGAGGGCAACCACTAGACGTAACTTATATATATCAGATTGTTAAGGCTATTAATGATCTGTCCACACAGATATCTCCTTCAACATATAAGTACGTAACAGTAGACACACCCACATCAGGCAAGCAAAGTGTAAAGGCCTCAGAGGCCCGTATAATAGGTGGATACGTGCAGGTTACAACAAGTACCACCCAGACTGCGGGATCGTCTAAGCCGTTCTCGTATGACTTCGGAACAGACTTTAAATTTGCCCCAGTGATAACAGCAACCCCAATTAACATTGGAGCAACAGATGCTGGAAAAGATGTAACAGTAACAATAAATAGTGTGTCAACTTCAAGGGTAGAAGGAACAGTAAAGTTCAATGCTGGAGGAGATACAAGTATTGGGATCAACCTTATAGTGGTTGGAATTCCTAACTAATGCTATCTTGTAAGAAATGTAACGGAAGAGTTTTTATAGACAGACAGTATAGCGAGATTAATCATCTTGAAGTGTACTGTATGGTTTGCGGGTCAAGATTTTTTTTCCACCCACCTAGCCAAACATTGGAGGGACGATGGTTACTAAAAAGGGAACAATTGAGAGCGAAAAATACAATGAGTCACCTGTAATACCAGGTAACAAAAAGGTTTGGTTTCTTAACGGGAACTTGGTTAGAATACATCACTACAATCACTCAAACGGAATAATGTCTGTTTATAATATTACTAAAGATCAGATTGAAAGTTGTTTAATTAGTGATTTTAAAAGTAAAAGAGAAAGAGCCTACACTGTAGGTCAGACTGCTGATTTAGTTAATCGTCACAAAAAATATATGCCAGACCTAATGAAGCGTGGAGTAATACCATTCCCTATGGGATCTCAAAAGGGTGGAGCAAGAGGTTTTCAGGTTAGATCATATTATTCAGAATCGCAAGTAAGGGAGATCCGTGATATACTTGCTTCATACCATATTGGTAGACCAAGAAAAGATAAGTTAATTACTAATGATATTACGCCTAGCAAACAAGAATTGACACGAAGAATGGGCGATGGTATACTTACATATAGGAAAACAGAAGATGGCCGATTTGTTCCAATCTGGAATGAATCTATTTAGCGAAGGGTATAAAATGCAAAACGAAGAGACAAAGGTATCTGTCACACTTGGATACACACTCAACCTTGGTAACTTTCAATCACTAAGACTTGATCTTGGCGTTGTAGATGCAAGGCGCAATGGGGAAAATATAGAGCAGGCTTTTGAGCGTGTTTATAAGTTTGTTGAAGATAAACTAACAGCAAAGATTCTTGAAGCACAAAGCGAGGCTGAAGAAAAGTAATGGCTGAACGCAAAGACCGCATGGCTTTGCTTTCAAGATACAGCAAGTATCATACCGCAAGGTACGAGTCAAAGCCATCCTTAAACTTAAATGTAGAGCAGTGGGCTTCAGATGCCCTTGTTGAATCATATACACTACCAGGATGCTACGATATACTTGAGTATTACTTTTCAGTCTCAGAGAATCCTACATGGAACTACTTTGCATACAATGCAGAGAAAATATTACAGGCACAAAAAGATAAAATTAAAGACAATGAAGAAAGAGCAGAGCGTAGACGAATGGCAAAGGAGTGGCTAAGTGAATAATACAGAGTCAAAACTAATTACTGCAGTCCTTAAAGATAAGCAAATGCATGTTCTTCTTCAAGCAAATGTAGACAACCTTCTAAGAACCCACGGAGACATTTGGGAATTCATAAGACTTTATTTTGAAAACAATGCTACGGTTCCACCTTCAGAACTTGTTACAGAAAAGTTTAGAGATTTTGAACCAGTACAAAGTGTTGGGTCAACTAAGCACCATCTTGAAGAACTTCAAGGCGAATATTTAAATGATAGTCTAAAAGACATACTTCGCTCCGCTGCAACTAATGTTCAAAACAACCAAGGAACAACAGCGCTAAACGATCTAATCACAAAAACATCAGAACTAAAAAAGAACACCTCTGCAATTCGTGACATTGATGTTACAGATCTTGAGTCGGCAGTTGCTTATTTTGAGAATGTAAAAAAGCAACAGGCTCTAGGCTTATCTGGAATTAAGACAGGACTTCCAGGCTTTGACAACTATCTTCCTTCTGGAATTATGCCAGGGCAACTTGGCGTATTTCTTGCTTATCCAGGAATTGGAAAGTCATGGCTTGCACTGTATTTTGCTGTTCAGGCTTGGAAGCAGGGAAAGTCTCCACTTGTTATTTCTCTTGAAATGTCTGAAACAGAAGTACGCAACCGTGTATTTACAATCATGGGAGAAGGCCGATGGTCTCACAGAAAGATTAGTAACGGAGAGATTGAGATTGACATGCTTAAAGAATGGCATGCAAAGCATCTTCAGGGAAAGCCAGAGTTTCATATTATCTCAAACGATCAAGGGGGAGAAATCAACCCGTCTGTTCTTCGTGGAAAGATTGACCAGTACAAGCCAGACTTTGTAATCGTTGACTACCTTCAGTTGATGGCCCCTAATCAGAAGTCAGATAATGAAACGGTACGAATGAAGAACCTTTCACGAGAACTTAAACTCATGGCTATTGGCGAAGAGGTTCCTATTATTGCTATCTCTTCTGCCACACCAGATGATGTTAACGACCTATCTACGGTACCTACGCTGGGTCAAACCGCATGGTCTAGACAGATTGCCTACGATGCGGACTGGGTGCTTGCCCTAGGCCGTGGAACCAATAGCGATATCATTGAGTGTGCTTTTAGAAAGAACCGTAATGGTTTTATGGGAGATTTCTTGGTTCAGTGTGACTTTGATAAGGGATACTATCGATATAAAGACTTTGAAGATAAGTAGTTATAATATGATATGTCAGAAATCAAGGAGAACTTACCGCCTACATTCTATCATCATAAGCCCATAAAAAGGTTTTATCTTGATGGGATCATTCACGACGACTCCATGATAGGCAGAT